CAATCTGCAGTTTTTTCAATCTTTCATTTTCTTCTTCTGTAAGCGATTCCAATCCTTCATTCATTATCTTATCTGTAAGTTTTGGTTCAAGTAGTTTGAACTCGTGCGAATGGATAAGTGTAAAGATTTCCATTGGAACGATTACTGTCTTAGATTCGGTGTAATCCTCAGATTTCTCGAAATCGTAGAACTCACCCTTTAATTCATTTGGGTACATAAGTTTGATTTATAACGATTATGTTGATAGAATATACTTCAAATGTTTTGTATTGGCTAATAAATCCAAGACCAATCAAATCATTGATAGTTTGTTTTACTTCTGTTTCGGTTAGACCAGTTTCTTTCATGATTGTATGAGTTTTTAACTCACCAGTCCAATCGAAACCGTTATGTTCTTTATTGAAGTCACATTTGCGTTGCATGAGAGCAAGTACCAAATCTTTGTTCTTGCCATATTTGTATTGAGTTTCAGTGTTCATAATATTGGTTTAATAATTCTTTGAGTAATACGTCTTGTTCAATCTTTGCATTGAATCTAGTAACCATAGCTTCCTTTCCTTGTTGGAGGAATACATTCACGGTGTGTTGACCATATTGCAAAATATTTGCAATGGTTTGTTTTATTTCATACTTGTCCAAATTGTTTGGCTCGCCAGCCACATTGAAAAGTATTTCTTCTAGTGTTTGGTTGGTGTTTTCCATATATACAAATATATTGATAAATATTTTATTTTACAAATTAGTAGGTTTTTAATTTACATTTTGCACCAGTAATTCTGGCAATTCTTCTGTTGAGTAATCTTCATCAATTAAAATATCTTTGAAAAGAATTAATAATTGCATTTGCTCATCAGTAATTGGTTCTTTGGTTCTACGAACAATATGTTCATATTCGCCCTGTTCAATCCATTTTAATAAAACAATAACATCCATATTTGTTTTAAACCATGGCGAAAAGATATCCAACATTATTTTGCGAATTTTTCCTTTCAATAACCATCCTTTTATAACCGCCCCAGTATTATGGTGTAATACATTTACAGATTTATTTAAAGCTAGATTTTCAGATTGATTAACAGGGGGATTTACAGGTATAGTGTTATCATTTTGGGAATCACCATTCTCATTATGGGAATTGTTATTCTCATTTTGGGAATCATGATTCTCATTTTGGGAAATGTTATTCCCATTTTGGGAATCGAGATTAATTCTATACCAACCTGTTTTATCATAAGATTTCTTATTGAAATTAGCTTTGATAATAATTCCATCTTCAATAAGTTGTTCCAAGTTTCGATATATTGTTGAGGATGGTAATCCAATTTGTTCTTGAAAATCAGAACCGCTCATCCAACCGCTCCAATAATATTCTTCATGAAACTTATCATTATTCTTTTCGTTGTATTCACACCACCAACGAATACGGCCAAGAATAGCCGCCTTTACGATACCATATTTTTGCGTATCCTCAACTGTACATACATAATATTGATTTTGTTCATTCGCCATAATAATTGTTTTTTACCTATATAAGTACTACAAAAATACAAAAAGATTTGGATTTTCCAAATTAATTTGTATATTTATTGATATATGGCAGGTAAAAAGAAATTTGAAGATTTATTATCAAGGCGAATAATGACAGAACACGGATGGTTTTTTTTTGCCGTCTCTGTGGTAAGTATCAACCTGAAGACCAATTCTATAAAAAGAAAGGTGGTAAATGGGGATTGGATTCGAAATGTAAAATCCATTATCATAGAAAAGATAAAGACGAGGACCCCGAGATGGACTATCTCAAACTCGACCCTATTCGTGAGGAAGACTTCAAGAACACAGCGGAACTATTATCTTCATTAGGATATAAATTTGATATTGGTATATCAATCCATGAACAATTCAAAATAAAACATAATCTAAATTAATTTAAAAATGCTCGGAGCACACAAATTAAAAGTCGAACAAGTAAAAGAAATTAAAAAACTATTTGTTCAAAATCTAAACGATTCGGAGATAGCCAAGATGTATGGGGTCAGTAGACCGATGATTAACCTTATTAGAAACGGGAATCGCTGGCCCGAAGAAAAGGAAAAGGTTAAATCTCAAATTGAAGAGCTTGAAGACCTCGGATGTATTTGTGAGAGGGTAACCATCAATTCAAATATGATGTATGACATAGAATCAAGAATTTGTCCTATAATCACTCCAAATGGAAAATTGTACATAATCCTACATTACTTACAAGATAGACTAACCAGTGAAAGATTTAGTGGTTTATTCAATGAAATACCAACTGACACTGATTTACAAGTCAATCACGACAAATTCAAAAATAAAATTTGGTGATTTCAAAAAATGTATTATCTTTGTATCAACAAAGAAATAAAAATATGAAAGAATTAATTGACATCGTATCTGTCTTCTCACCAAAGACAGCTACACAAATCCGCAAAACCCAGAAAGCGGTAACTGCAATTGACAAAATCTTGTCTCAGTCATCGAACCCTAAATCTAACACTCAAAAGAAAAAGTAATTGGTATTATCAAATTTCTTTAGTAAATTTGAATCATAACCGAACCACAAAAAACCACGAAGCTCCAACAGTGGTTTCTATCTCCCCCTTTTAGTTTATTCATATTTTTTTACTGTCCGTAGGGGGGGATAGTTTTGCTTCTAATTTTTTTTTTGTATATTTAATATTAGAAATTAATATCTCTTTATTTCTTTACCCGGCTCCACCCATTATTACTATTCGCCATTTTATAATCGGAGCCGGGTTTTTTATGCATCGTATTTTTTATTTTTCATATTTATGTATATATTTTTACTATGAAAAGATTTAGGAATACAAATTATTACGTTAGCACTGATGGTCGAGTGTTCAATAAAAACAGAGTCGAGAAGAAAGTTCAGAACGTAAATGACTATCCTCAGATGATGTTATACATCAAAAAGAAATATACGTTCCATTACGTTCATAGATTGGTTGCTGAGGTTTACTTACCCAATCCAAACAATTATGAGTACGTAAAACATAAGGATGGTAATCGTTGGAACAACAATGTATCAAATCTCGAATGGGACCCAACAAGAGAACGTAAGAATGTAACCAATTTTAGAGATGATATCTCAATGGAAACCATTATTGCGGTAAGAGAGAAATATAAGGAAGGACAGAAACAACAAGTTCTTGCAGATGAGTATGGTCTATCTCAAGCTTACGTATCCAATATCGTTAATAATAAATTCAGAAACAAAATAAAAAATCCCACCGAGTAGTGGGATTCAATATTCATAGATTAGTTTGTGTAGGATTGTCATGATGACAACTGTTTTTTCAGTTCCTTGTTTTCTGTTTCCAAACGTAGAACATGATTTTCCAATTCGTCAATTCTCTTGACCATGGATTTCATTTCTTCTTTCAATTGTTGGATTTCTAATTTTTGAGCGGTGGCTGTTTCTTTCCACATTTCCAAAACAGCTTGTGCGTTTTGTACTTCAATGGATTGTTTTGTAAAACGACCACTTGTAACCCATCCAACAATTCCCGCGATTATTGCGGTGACTATTTCTGATATTGGTAAATTCTGCATAGATTAAGAATGTGTTCCTGGCGAATTGTTCGGGCTTCCGTACCATTGTGGAAAGGGACTATCTGCACATAAAGGACTTGTACAACCATATCTCGTACCTTTTTTGTTCCAATAGAAACCAGCACCTGGTAAAGTGATTGGTGATTGGAATGGAGCTTGAGGGATTGGAGGTAATTGACCTTCGTTAAGATTCCCGTTATTGTATTCAGGATACAAACCTGATTTGAATATTAAATGTCTTCTCAACAAATTATCTTGAAACTGAGCATCTTGTTTTGCTTGAGTTTTGATGTGCAAGAATAATTTGAAATCAATTGGGTTACCTTGTTCTGAACGATTCTGAACGGTACCAACTGACATAAGTTTTGCCATGAAGTTATCCACGGCTCTATACAAAGCATAACCAACCAAAGCCGGTTGGATATATTTGTCTAATAGATTTTTGTAATTGGCGTTGGATGGACTTGAGATGGTACCATCCTCAACAGCGTCGATGATATATTGATATAGATTTGTACCAAGGGATTCTTGAATCTCAATATTCTGAGAAACCATGATTGCATATCTCAATTCATCACTCTGCACATTCTCATTGATATAAGAATATGTTTTTAATAATTCCTCTGATATAAGTAAAACGTTGTTCATATTAGTTTAAGATTTGGTTTTGTTGAATGACTAAACTTATTTCTTGGTCAGGGTGAATCAATTCAATCAGAGGTTGTAATTCTCTATTCATGAAATTCTGTAAAGGTTTCACACTTGTATTCATAAATAGTTTATAAGCTGTTTCCAATTGGTCAGCTGATGATGTAAATCCGCCAGGGTTTGGTAAACCAATTAAACTACCATCAATGATTTTGTGACCACTCATGATTTGTTTTTGAACCAATTCAAAGATGTTTGAGAAATATCCCGATTCAACTGTTGATTGGATTTGAGTGATGTCAGGTTTTTGTTCTGCTTCACCATAAGATACAATCACACGACCAGCGTTTTCAGGACCCATATAACGGTCTTCAATACTTTTCAATATTTGTGTTTGTTCATTCTGTGAGTCAGGTGCGTTCATGTTGAAGTGAACCCATAATGATGGTGATAAACCGTTTTGAATATTTGATAAATTGAATACCGTGATAGCGTGGTTTAATCTCACGTCATTGATTACAGATAACCAATCAGGAGCTCCGTAATAATCGTATCCACTTTGATATTGTTTGATATGAACAATCTGTCTGTCTGTGTAATTCATTGGGTCAAATTCACAGAACTCAACC